TCACGTTATCAAAATCTTCAATTAAACAGAGCTAAGACTATTAACGAAGCAGGTTTAAAAGCTTTTGAAGATGACATGGATTACATGAATGCGGCTAATTCATTTGATCATAATTTAATTAAATCAGAGTCTTTCTCAAACTTTAATGCCTCAGTAGTATTCTTTAATTTATTCAAATACTTAGACTCGCTTCCGGTAGCTAATTCTTGACCAACTTGAGCTACGTCAAATACACCTCCAACTGCTCCTAATACACCATTAGCTAAACTTTTACCTAAGTCAGTGTACCAGCTATCATCTTCTGCTTCTTTTTTATTTCCCCAAACGCTAGCCGTTTTATATCCTTGCGGAGGACGTTCTCCATAAGCTAATGCAGTAGGAACGTAAACGCCATTATCTTCACGCTTGTTGTAATACATAGTATTATTATCATCGTGTTTAGAATCGTATCCTTGTACTGTTAAGATAGCTTTCTCTCTCTGTTCTTTAGTTGCTCTTGGGTCCTTTAAAACATCTCTTAGAACATCTATCTCAGAATCCATAATAGTTGAACCGTTACGTCCACCTTTTTCTTTAATAAAGTTAATAGCAGAGTCAACCTCTAAATCTTTAGGGGTTTTATATGTTGGTAAAACTATATTAGAATCACCTTCTTGCAACCTTCCTATTGGACTTAAATTAGATTGAACTGGCTTTAATTTACCAACTGGATTTACTCCATTGTTAATAGGCTTTAATTGCCCTACTGGTTTAATGTCCATATTATTTAGTATAAGGTATTGTGTTACCGTTTGAATCTTGAGTGAATAAGTTTCCTACTTCGTCTTCAAATATTTGTTGTTGATTAGCTTGTTGAAGTGGATTTAATCCTGTGATTTGTTTATTAGTCATGCCTACATGGTTATTAAACTTAAATCGTTTAGCTTCATCATTAGGATCAAACTCAACTTGAGCTGGTATCCAATAAACATTTTCTTTTTTACCTTTAGGAGTAGTTATTTCTTTTACTACAACTTTATCTCTCATTTTAGGATCATTATCATAACCGCTATTATCGTAATCTCCTTCAGACATTTCTATGTATCCATGAGCTACGCCAATAGTGTTATTACTTGCTAATCCCCATTTACCATTCGCTCCTTGCTTAACTGTATTAGCCTGGCCATAATCTCCACTTGGAATAAATTTTTGGCCTTTAGATGTTCCTTTAAATCCACCATCAGCATCGTAAATCTTAGCTTCTGGAGTTAATCCTAACATTGCTGTTACAGACTCAGTAGGTAGCTTGTTGTATCTTTTACTAACAACCGCATCTCTATAAGCATCAATAGTTTTATTCTGGCCCTGGTTGCCTTGTTGAGCATATTCCCACTTCTTAACTGCTAAAGCATCGTTATAGTGAGGTTCACCGAATTTACGCTTCAAGTCAATTCCTGGACGTATTAATTCTTTAGCATAAGCAACACCTTCCGAATCATCTTTAGGATTATATGTTACTTGTATTTGACGTTTATGTCTATTGTAAAAATCCATAGCTGCAGGAGTTAACGCATCTTCATCCACTAACTCTTCATATCCTCCGTTACCTTGTGATTTATATTTTCTTGCTTTAATTAATCCGGCAGTCTTTAATGCCTCTTCATTTAATGGAACAAAATCTTGTGGTTTAGTATAAACAAATGGCTGTACTCCTTCTGTTTTCAACGCCTCTTCACCATTCTGATTACCAAACTTAATATAATTATTCTTTTGTGCTAATAAAGCTTGATATGCTTCAGAGTCGTGCATAGCAGGATTCTTAGCTACTTGAGCTAAATCTTTATTAAGATTATTAAAAGCTTCATCAGATGCCATACCTCTTAACACGTGATTATTAGATTTGATATATTTCTTTTTTTCATTAATCTGTCTGCGTACGTCTGGATTATATTGCCAGTCAGGATTAGTTCTCATGATAGCACCAATCTCTCTTGCTGTTTTATCAGCCTCTTGCTTAATTAAATTATGATCAAATGAATTAGCTGCATTCATGTAATCCATGTCATCTTCAAAAGCTTTTAAACCTGCTTCATTAATAGCCTTCGCTCTGTTTAATTGAAGATTCTGATAACGTGAATCAGCTATACGCTGGTCATACTGTAAGTCTTGTGCTAATCCGCGAGCTGTGCCAATTTCCATTTTAATTCAATTTATATATCGGTTAAAGATATAAAATTAAACAATATATCTAAAGGCAAAAATAGCAGGAATATTTCTAAACCTGCTATTAACTAATTGAATTTTTATTCTATTTACATTCAGCGCAAGTTGCTTTTCTGAACTCCACGTGTTCAATGTTCGCGTTTCTTAATTGAATATTTAATTGTTGCATTTCAGCATCAGTCTCTACGCATTTGTAAAAAGTTCTAGGAGAATTAGTATGCTCTATCCATACACAGTAAACTGGTTGAGAAATAGGTACAATGGTAGTCTTTTTGTTACAGTCAATAAAAGATAAAGACATTAATGTTAACGCGAATATTAAGATTACTTTTTTCATTTTGTTTATTTTAATTGGTTAATATACTTGTTTAACGAAAGTTATTTAAAAAGGTTACACATTTGTTTGACCATACTGTCTAGTCCATGCGTTACTTGCTAAATTAGCCTCTTTCTGAGCTTCTAAATCTTTATTAAATCTGTATGCACCAATAGTATTAGCTAATCCTGCGCCTATTAATTCACTTCCAGCTTGTTGTTTTTGTTGGAACGTACTCATAGCGTCTTCGAAACTTCTGCGTCTGTTTCCGGCAAGTATATTAGCTCTGTTAGCTACTTGTTGGTCAGCATACATTTGTTTATTCATTCTCATTTCAGTATCAGCAGTTTTTAAACCTAACTTATTTCTCCACGCATCATTAATGGAAGCTCTTTCTTGATTTAATGTATCGCTAGCACTAAAACCTTTACTTCTAGCAGCGAACCTAGCATCATTTAATGAGTTTTGAATATCTTGTTCAGCAGCGAATTTTTGTTCAGGGCTTAAACCGAACTTAGCATCGTTTATAGAACGATTAACATTAGCGTTATAAGTAGGGTCAATTACAGCTTTATCAACAGGGCGCTTTTCATCTTTAAGCATATTTAATCCCATGGCAGTTTGGCCTATTCCTACAAATGCAGTTGGGTCAATATTGCCTAATTTACTTAATATGCCATTACTTTTTGATTTAGGTAAACCTTGATCAGCAACCGTTTGTGGTAACGAATTATTTAAAGCAGTTGCATCAGAAGCAGCCTTATCTTCAGTTGCTTTTTTAGCAGCTAATTCATTAGGGCTTAAATTTCCTCCCGGAACAATAACTTCTTCTCCGTTATCAACTACAACAGGCGCTACAAATTTACCTGCATCTGTTTTAGAAGATACTTTAGGAGCTTTTAATCCTGTTTTAACAGGGGCCGTAGTTGTTGGTTTAACTTCTGTAGTAGCTGTTTTAGTTTCTACTTTAGGAGCTGGTGCTTTAGTTTCTGCTTTCGGTGCCACATAAGTTTTACCACTCTTTACATAATCATAAGTACGTTTAGCGTTATCATGTTCTGATTGCGCTTCTTGTATTTTCTTTAATAAATCTTCTTTATACTTTCTTTGAGATTCTGTTCCAGCTCCCGCATTAACTCCTTTTGCTTTTTGAGCATCAGTAGGAGTGCTTCCTTCTTTAAATTCTTTAGAAGCCTCTTCATAAGACTTGTTTAAAGCATCTAATTTAGTTTTAGAGTCGTTATATTTCTTTTCCCACTCTTTAGTTTTATTAGATTGGTTGGTAGCTTTTGCTTCTAAGATAAACTTCTGTAGGCTTGCTTTCTCAGCCGCCATTCTATCAGATTCTTTTTTAGCTTTTATAGCATCAACAGCTTTTCTTTCAGCTTCAATTTTAGCCAACTCTTTTGCAGGGTCAACTACATCTCCACCACCAGCTAACTTAGGAAACATTATATGACTTTTCTTTTCCATTGATTCTTCTTTATGTTCTGCATCAGGAGCAAGAGCATTTACATCAACTCCTTTTTCCATTAACTCATGTTTCTCTTCCGGTGTAAATAAATGTTCTTTATTAGATAACATAACGCCTCTTCCGCCTTTCTGATTTAAGTCAGCTTTCATCTTAGGAGCTTTCATTAATAATTTCTCTCTTAATGTTTCAGCTACTTTAGTATTCTCAGCAGGAACCACAAAAGAACCTGGTTTAACTTTAGCTTCTATCTTATCATCTTTAGGCCCACCTTTTCCTTCAATAACTCCACCTTTAGCGCACATTTGTTTTACTTTACCAACTACACCACCTTTATTCATCATAGGACGGTTCTTATCGAATTGTTGTCCATTAGCTAATACTAAATTATGGTTAGCGTCAAAAGTAGCTCCTGATGTATTGTATATGTTTTGAAGCATAGGATTCTCATCTTGTGAGTTTCTTGCCTCAATAAGTTGTTGCATTTTAGCATTCTTGTTAGCTACATTAACTTCGTTTAATTGAGATTTAGCTTTATCCTCTATCGACTTAATGTATCCTTGTCCTGTAACATCAGTTAATCCCCCTGCGTAAGTTAATCTTTTAGATGGACTTAACGCTATGCCTAATCCAGCCATTGATTTAGCCTTACCTTCATTCTTTAATTCTCCAGTAGTAGCATCAACTTGTTCTGCATTAGCCCTAGGTTTTGCTCCAATTTTATCTCCAATAGCAGCTACCCCACCAATTATTCCTCCAATAGGTCCAGCTTGTGATGCGGCAGCTAATCCAGCACTTCTAGTAGAATCGCCTTCACTTGTAGGAGTTTTAGAATTATAGTATCCTTGCCCTATTCCTCCAAAAGCGTTACCTACATTTGATTTAATTTTATCATCAGACGCCTTTAAATCATCAGCTTCTTTTGCATCTAAAACACCATCTCCATTAGCATCTCCACGAACTCTACCACCTCTTTGTAATTTCTGAACCAATCCACCTTTAGATTTTTTCTGCAATGGACTTGTTTGTTGATTTGTAGATTGTGTAGTATATGTACCTAATGTCTTTAAAGCATTTGGGTCTATTTTTGAATCTAAAGAAGGATTATATGGAACTAAATCATTTGTAAAGTTTCCACTATTATACTTATCGGCAGGAGCTAAATACTGCTTTTTGCCATACATTACAGGAGCATACATTCCTTCAGCTACTTTTACATCAGCTCTGGTTAATGTAGGGTATCTTAATTGAGATGTTTCTCCACCTATTCTAGCATCAACTCTAAAATTAGGGTCTCCTTGATTGTAATAAGTTTGAACTTGCTTTACATCTTCTGGCGTAATAGAAAGTTTATCTACATTAGGATTGCCTTCTCCATGCTTTTTAATAAGATAGTTTCTATAATCAGCCATAGCCTTATCGCTAAACTCATTAGTAGCACCCTTATTTACTTGTTCATTTTGAATAAACTTCTCTCCATTTGGAAGAGTATAGTCTTGTAAATACTTTTGAAACTCATTCCAGTATCCAGTTCTTCCTACCTTATTTTTAATCAAATAATCAGGATTCTCGTAGTATCTAATAGCTCTATCTTTCTCTTCAGCATTAGCTTTAGCTATACCAGAGTTAGTAGTCATTGATGTAGGCTTAACATCAGCCTTCTTTTTTGGATTATCTTGATATTTAGGAGCTTTCATGTTGGAATGATTTTACTCCCAAAAATACTAAAAAAAACAACTACTATAAAACCTCTAAATAGTAGCCATAAGAATATGTTTCTACATCTCCAATTAAATGAAATTTAGTAAACACTTCTGTTTTAGATCTTCCATTGATAATATAAAATTGAGATTTAGGTATGTTAATAACAAGTTCTTGAGAATTGTCATTGAATTGTATGTTAATAAAAGTGATTTCGGTATCTCCATCAAAAACAACTTTAGCATCTAATCTATCGTAGATATAAGTGCTTTTATCAAAATCATATTTTATTTTAATAACTAACGAACTGTCATTATCGAAATAAGAAGTATCAATACTATCTACTTTGTTTTGAGCAAATGCACATCCGCAGAATAATAAAAATAAAACTGAAAACAATAATACTACTAAATTGATTTTTTTGCTTTTTACAATTTCCATAATTTCTAAGTTTTTAAAGTTAATAATCCGTATTTATATCCTTGTACGATAGTTATTCGAAAAAGGTTACGCTTTGTTTCAACTTTGCAACAAAATAATTATCTTTTATTTACAAAGAATGTTTTTAGCCATTGCGTTACTCGTTGAGTATTCTTAGATACAGTAGGGTCTGTCACATAATTCTTATGAACGAATTTCACTTTAACATAGTAATCAGTTATTCTACCTCTTAATCTATCTAATGCAACCGAAAAGAACCATGCGCCATCTATAAATCTATAGTTTCTATTAGTAGAAGAAATGTTCAAATCACTAGCAGATTGTGTATCAGCACTAAAGTAAACACTAGTAGCATTAGCTCCAACAGCTTTAACTTGCATATTCTGTGGCGTAAGAGCTACATCGGTTTTAGCGTTAACAATAATCTCATGTTCCGAATCCCACACCTTACCGTAGAATTTACATAAGTCTGCGCCGAATGTTTGAATATAAATCTCATTCTCTTTATTAATAGGAACCCAATAAGTTGTACCTACCGCTAATGGATTAGTTTTAGTTCCACTTAATGTACCTGGCCATGTAGCTATAGTTACATTTTTAATACAAAGATATTCTAATCCATCAATAGCAACAGTATCTCCTACTACATAGTCAGTTAAATCTGGCGTATGAGAGTCATAAGTTACAGTAGCCTTTGGATTATTAGCAGATAATACTAAATCATTATGATTATGCCATATAGCAGGACAGAAGTCGTAGAAGCTTACGAAAGCATTTAATACATGATTATATCCTAATGTAAAATCTTTATTTACTGTAGAAGTTGTATCATCAGGAGTACTAACTAAATCGTATTCTTTATATTTAAAAGTAAGATAAGTCATCTTAAATTTAGGGTCGTAAACTCCAACAATACCATATCCCATTAAAGGATTTTCTTTTATAGTTAAATCATTTGTATTGTAAATTTTATCTCCTGCAGATAAATCGCCTTCATCAAATTCATTATTAAAGAATACTTGTAATCCTTTAACTAAAGACATCTCTTCTGGTTTACTACCAACTCCCATAACCATAAAGGCTCTGTTACGCATATCAAACCAAGCGTATCCGTATTCTGTTTCAGTTAATCCGTGCTGATGCTGATTACCAAATGTAGTATCTATCACATCGTATCTATCAACTGCTCCAGTAACTCCTAATGCAGTAGCGTCACCTAATGCTCCACCGCCAACTAATTGACGTTCTAATATGGGCGCATAACCTACGCCATGGTCCTGCCAATAGAATAGTCTTGAGTCCTTTTCTTTAACGTTATTAATTTGACCTTTATTACCATCTACATCTCTGTAATCAGGCACTCTAAAAGTTCTAAATGAATTAATCAATTCTCCAGGAAACTTCTCTCCCGCCCATCTTAATCTGTACTCAAACTTACCTGTGAATCTGTAATTATCTGGCAAAGCAGGATATTTAAAAGCGGTACCTTCTGAGTTATATCCTAAGTTATAAGAAAAGTCTTCTAGTGGACCTGAACCTGAACTTGTTTGCCATGCCATTAATCCTGATGGGTGCATATCTTTGTTAGATACTTTTAATCCTCTTCTAAGATTATAGTTTACGTTACATTCACAAGGAAACCAAATAGAATAAGCCATAGCCATAGTTGTACCTGGATTCTCAAATCCTTCTGCCCATAATCCACTTCCTAAGTCGATAAGATTAGTATAACAGTCTCCTCCGAATATTTCTATATTCATAAAAGTGTACTTATTCTCTCCCGTGTATGGCCCTGTGGCAAACGTTCCGTTTAATGTATCAGCTTTTACTTGAGCATCTATCTTCTGAAAATGTCCAGTTGACATATACAAAGTATTAGCTAACGCCACATTACTTGTTCCTCCATACTGAGTAGCAGGGGTTACGCTACTTACACAATTAACTAACAACTTCTTAAAATTAGTCGTTTCGGCTGCGGATGAATAATCATTTGCAGAGTTCCAATGAAGTATTCCTTCTGCATTTAATATAACTTTTTTACATCCTACAGAATAAGCATTGTCCCATGCTGTTACACCTGAACAAAAAGTATCTTGACCTCCAGCTATTAATGCAGCTCCACTAACTTCGCACATAGAGTTTTTATATGTGTTTCCGTTGCCATCAAAATCACCTTCTGAGTCATTCTCATTGTAATATTTGAATCCACTTCCGTTTAAAGATTTAACCGTAAACCGTCTAGGTGAATTAGCATCTGCTCCAGAGTTATCAAACATCTTGGTATAGTTTGTTTGACCGTTACCGCTTTGTCCTCTTATAATAGCTCCTCCTCCAAAATCATAAGGAGTCAACCATCCAGCTTCTTCCATTTTGTCATCTATCTTACCGATAGAGTTATTGAAATCGAATCCAGCTAAATAATCAGGACAGTGGAAAGAATAAATATCTGATGCTGCGGATATGTTTATTAAAGTTGTACTCAAATCACTATTCATTGTTCCTGCTGGACAAATAAAATTAGGTGACGCTACCGTATCAACAATGCTCTGAGTTAACAATCCTTGGGTTAAGATTCTTTTATCTCTCTCAGCTCTTACTATACTAAATCCACTACACATATTCATTACAGATTCAGGTATATCCAAATTAGATACACTTATTGCAGATGTGTTTAATGAATATAATGAAGCTCCTGAGTAAGCATCTTCTCTTAGTAATCCTCCTTTATCATCAATAGTATCAAAGTCTATATCTCCAATGTGTTTTACGTAGAACGGATTACCTTTCAAGTCAAATAACAACAACCCTATTCTATACTTCTCTCCACTCCAATAACCTTTATTCAAAGCAGCTATCGCAGGGTCTTTATAATCCCAAAAACCAGTAGTTAATTCAATAGCTTCTTTTACGGCCACATTAGAGAATGCTACGGGATTTATTCTAGTGTATTTATTTCTTGAAGCACATGGTCTAGCTTGAGCTGTACCTGTAAATGTAGCTGTAGCGCTACCAGATAATCCTTTGAAAACATCTCCAGTGTAATAGTACGTTCCTGATGCCACGGGATACTCGACTCTATTAGAAGCATCTGGCGCATCTGAAACTAAATATCTACTCCACGGTTTAATTGCTCCAACAATCGGATTAGCTCCTAAAGCAGGACTTTGGTCATCAGGTACATTAGCATTAGAACAAGAGTCTAAGTCTCCATGTGAAATTAACGGATGCTGAAATTGAATAACAGTAGCTCCTGATAAATCTAATTCAAACTCTTCTCTCTCTGTAGTATTAGCAATTATATTAAAATTCTTATTTGTAGTTAATGTTTTACAAGTTAATATGCTTGCTGGAAACGACGTTAATTCACTTATAGTAACATCTCCTAATGAAGAAACGCCGTTATCTTCTATCGTCATTTCAGATGAAGTTATAGGCTTTTTATTTACTATTTTTATTGAGTAAGGTATATCTGTTTTCTGATCATACTCGGCGCAACATAATTCTATTGTATCAAAATTAGTGTCGATATTATCAATCTTAACAAATACAGACTTGCCACTATCTTCTAATGTGGACGTAGTTCCATTACCTACAAAATCTCTATAAGGAGTTCCTGTTAAATAAGTTGTAGTATTTTGCATTCCTACATGAATAGGGTAACTAGCATAGCTCCAAGTTGTAGCGAATCCATCAGAAGATGAAGATAATCTGTAGAAGTAAATACTAGTTCCACAATTCTTTGAGCCAGTTCCGTATTCTACAAACGAGATATTACCCATTAGTCTATTAGGATTCCAATCAAGTAATTCCATAGGAAAGTACTCAATAACTAAAGGAGTTCCATCAAATGTAGTATAAGATGTTCCAACTGCGGTAAATATGTTTCCGTCAGTAAATCCTGGGCCATAGTTAACTGCATTATGAGTAACAGCTCCTTGCAATACCATATACTGAGTATCAACGGTTAAATCTGCTGAACCAGTGTAATAAGTTGTAAAAATAGGATTAGCAGCATCGAATACTCTTGGCTCATTAAAATTATCCGTCCAATAAACTCTTTCTATTTTATCATTCTCTCTAAATGAGAATCCTTCAATCTTATGTAATTTAGTAAAGTTTAAACTAGCATGGTGGTAATAAGGAATATAAGTTCCAGTAAAGTCTAATCCAACTCTTCTAAATGATACTACGCCTATTTCACCGTATCCCGTAGCCGATTCACTGTTAGTTGAAAATACAACTAACTTGTCAATAAAAGAAATAAATCCTATAGGCATAGGAACTCTATCTAAAGTAGTTTCATCAGCTAAGTATCTTGGAACTAAAGTTAATATAACTCTATTTCCTTCCGACATCTCAACCGTATAGTGATTTCCATCATTAGAGATAAGAGTCCCATTTTTCATATTACGATACGTGCCGTCAGGTTGTAAAATAAATGATACATCCTGATTTATTCCTTTCTCGAATGTATTAATAACCGACTGTGCCATAACTTCTATAGTTGCTTAATTTCATACTTTGTGATAAACTTATTTGTGAATAAGCATCATGTAACATTGATACTATTCTTGCTTTCTGAGTTTCAGTTAGCATATTGTCATCTGCTCTTGCATGGGCGCATAATCTATCCCATTGCGTAAAAGCATCCTGCATCTCTCTATATTCTACTTGACTCTTTTTACGCTTTCTTTTTAACCAACAATATCTAATGTACTCAGCTATTGCGTTAACGTGGTTTTCACTAACTAAAGGGAAGCCGTCACAATCTTCTACTATGCCTCTGTACTTGATGGTAACGTGAGTTTCTGTTAAAGATTGATTAAATACCAATTTATTATCTTGATAAGCATACGGGACCATGTTTCTAACACAAGTAGATGAGTCTGGAGTTCCACCAATATCAACTACCATAAAGCTATTACTAACTTGAGTATTGTTTATAGCTCCAGTAGAGAATACATTAGAGAATAAAGCGCCGCATTGAGCGTCATGTTTACCTAATATAGCTCCTTCTACTTCTACTACATCACAAGGTAATTGCGCTGTACATCCGCAAATATCTATGACTGCAAATTTAGTAATAGCGGATAATCCTCCTATTTCTTTCTCAGCATATATAGCCCAAGTCATAAACAAAGGCAAGTAATTACCATGGTCGATTGCAGCCATATCGGTTGCATCTATTATAGCATTCTTTATTGATATTAATTTATTTATTGACATGGTTTCTCAAATCTTGTTATTAATTTACCTTTTGTAACTCCTTCGTGTACTGCTTTTGATATTGTTGGATGCGGTTTAAAATAAAGCTTGTAATCCTTATTCATACACTCACTCTCGAACATTATATCATAAATATATTTAGATGTATCAAAGTTAATATTAATAGGAACTATTTTACCGTTTTGATACATTAATCCTTTTTTAAATAAACTCATTGCCTTCTTATGTTCTAAAATAGGAGTTGCTTTTACCCACATAGTTGTTCTTGGAGTCAACTTCACTACCGAGCCAACTGACAATGGTTTAATTATTTCTTCTTGTATGTAATCGTTCCATATTCTTTGAGCTTCTTGGCCGTTAATCCTTACCTTATAATATCTTTTAAAAAAATAAGTAATCTTAGCGTGTAATCTATCGCTTTGCCATACTCCAAGTTTTTTATTAGGAATCTTTCTCATTATTATTTAACAGCATCGTCAACAGAATCATTAATCTTATCCGCAACTTGTTGTTTCTCTAAATTTAACTCAGTAGCTAATACTGATATAACTATTTGTCTTGATAAATGCGCCGAAACTGGATACGGGTCATTCTCAGTCATCTCTATTTCATAGTCATTATAGAATACTTGACAAGAACCACTTGCTGTAAACGTAGAAGTAGAAGTAGCTGTAAACGTATCATTCGGCAAGTAGTTAACCGCATTGTATGTAACCATGCCAGTAGCTCCTTTAACCATGTAAACAACTCCACTCTTTAAACTACCACTAATTACAGGTAATGTTTTTTTAAGCATTAATCCTTCGGTTGTTTCTGGGATACCTATAAATCTTAGATTATTAACAAGTTTATTAACATAAATCATGTTTCCGAATCTTTGATAGTAAGGAAACTTTGAACGAGTATGTTCTTTAGGTACGTTTCTCCACATCTCTAATGGATAGTATGTGTAATGAGTTTTACCGCAAGCTGACATAACCTTTAATCCTAAGTCTAAATTACCTTCACCTAATGCCGTTAAATTCATTACAGCAGGTATTTCAGCTTTCATTATATCGCAAGCGCAGAAGTCAACAATCGGATCATCCGAGAAGTTAACCTTGTTTAAATTATAAATACCAAAGTCAACTAACCAATTCTGGTCAATTATGCCAGTTACATTGTATTCTTTAATAATCTCGGAAACTCTCGCTTGCTCAACTTTAAAAGCTAAGTAGTCTTCATCTAATCGTGTTTCATCTGATTCACTAAAGCGAGTAGCAAGAATGATAATATCATCTACTATTTGTTTCCTTGTTGGCATAATCTACTTATTTATACTTCAAATATACTTAATTATTAAACTTGTTTTTGTTTCAAATTTGAAATAAAAAAGCCTCTCATTTCTGAAAGGCTAATTGTAATTAAATTTAAGATTGAGACCCTAGATTTTATTTCAAAGCAAATATAGTTAAAACTTCTGTAATTGATGCGACTATAATAGCGCCTATTGTTTTAAACTTTTGCTTTCTTAAAGCTTTTTTAGAGTCTTTCTCTAATGCCTTGTAATCAGTATCTTGATTTTTGATTATGGTTTTCGCGGATTCAACCATGCCTTTACTTACACCTAACTCTTCTTTAGCTTTACTTAATTCATTATTTACACTTTTATTAGTAGAATCTTTCTGAGCAAGTAAAGCATCTTTTGATTTAATAGTACTATCACAATCATTTAAAGCTACTTTAATAAATACAGTATCACAAATACCTAATGCAATCAATTCTCTTACCTTTTTAGCTGAACTTCTGTATAACTTCTCATTCTTATCGGCAACTACTTTAATGGAGTCTTCTGCGCGTTTTGAAGCTAATGTTTTTAAACTATCTTCATATCGTTCCTGCATTAAGTTTATAATTGTCATACTATCAGATTTCATCTTAGCGAAATACTTACTATTATCAGTTTTAGCTACTTCAATCTTATTATCACATCCGCCAAATCTCGTGAATATAAATGCTAAAGCAAGTAATATCACTATGCCTTTTAGAATTAATCCTGACCAATATTTTACTAAAGAAGCCTCCATTAATTTACTTTTGGATTACTATCAGGATTACTAACCGTTAATGAAGCTACAAATGTACCAGCTAAACCAATAGCTATTAAGTAACCATCAATCGGCTCAGGAATGAATGCAAGTTGCTCTGGGAACTCTTTTCTAGCAGCTACTAAAGCAGCGCCTAAACCAGCGCAAGCCATAGTCCATCTTCTTAATTTATTAAAGAAAGTAGGGCCATCAGCCACTAATCTATTCCAAATGTTTTTTACTGTAATGTATTTCATAATATTAGTTTTTTAATTCAAATTTCTTAATAGCGTAAATAATAGAAAGAACAATCTTATTCTTCCAATCAGCAGTTAACATCTTAGTAGCCTCTTCCTTATTTGTGTGGAAACCTAACTCGCATAATATCGCTGGACAATTAGTATTCTTTAATACATAAAAATTCTCTTCTTTATCTTTATCCCCATCTGTACTTTCAGTTCTCCACTTAACAGCATCTTTAAAATTATCTTGTAGCTCATTAATCACTAACTCCGCAAAATCATCTGATTTACCTGTATCTCCTACTGATGTATAAACACTCATTCCACTTGCTTTATCCCAAACAACACCATCTCCATTAGCGTCTGAGTGAATAGATATGTAAATGCAAGGTTTAGTTCTAGCTAAATTATTAGCTCTTTCTACGCGTATAGGTAATGAAACATCTTTATCTGAAGCTACTATATCTATACATTTAATATCTTCTTGCTCCATAGCTATAATTAATCTCCTAGCCACATCTCTATTATTAACGCCCTCCATTAATATAGAGCCATCATCAAACTTAGGAGAGCGTTTGCCAGGAGTTGTAGTACCGTGACCCGGGTCAATTATATATGTAAACTTACTCATGCTATGCTAGTTGTTTTAATTTTTTAATATTAGGTAATTTTAATCTTTTAAATTCAATAGGTCTAGGCATTATCATACAAACCTGCGGATGTCTTTCTCTTTTATCTTTTTCTCTGTTAGTTCTTGTATTCTGAACTACTCTATGAGCATTGATACTTAGTGTATCTCTTTTGAAATTTCTTCTTTGGACAAACTTTTTAGCTTCTATTAAATCTATTCTGTTATTTATTTTAAGTATCTCTAACTCGTACTTATACATTATTTTCAACTCTAACGCATCAATGTTATCATCAGACTCATTCATGCGAGATTCGAACCTCCATACTCCTCCAGCTAAAAATAAAGCTCCTGAAATGAACCATAATACGTCCTTAAATTTATAACTTGTTTTATCTAAATCTATTAGTGCCATTATCTATAAATTTTAGCAGTTAAACCTAATATTTGAGCTGTATCTCCAGCAGTTGCTAATGTGCATGATATAACCAAGTACTGCAATAAGTTAAAATTTATAGTCAAAGGCGAGTAACTGCCAACATTTGCAGTTTGAGTATATTCATTAACAAATGAAGTAGTTGCAAATAATATTTCCTGAGAACTTAAACTGTTTTTAAAAAACATATTTCGTTCAAATATACCGCCAACAGTTGTAGCAGCAACTGTAAGCAATGCTATTTGAGTACCACCAACTGCATCAGAAGTATTTATATAAACTTTAAAATTCTTTGAGCCTACACCAGTAGCTCCATACGCTTTCATCATTAAATTAAAAACATCATTTTCCTCAAAAGTTCCAGATGGCAATGGCACGCTATATATTTTAGTTTCAGAGGTAGTTCCGGTATGTGATATTGTAGTATTAACTTTGGCTATTAATGCGTTTGTATCCATTGAATCACCAGATGTCTTCTGTGATACTATTTTTTTTCTGCTAAAATTAGTCATCTTATTTTATTGTAGTTTTTAATTAAACTTTTATGTATCAAAAATAAATAAAAAAAGGGCAAGTTTGACCTACCCTATTATTTTAGATTCAATATATATATTGTTTAAAAAATATTCTGTTTTAATTTAATTAACATAGTTAAACTTGCGCTATTCCAAGACGTAACTGCTTCAATATAAACTGTTGTATCACTAGATACTGATAATATTTTTTTTAATAAATCAGAATCATTTATTACTAATACCCCATTAGAAGTTACTGATTGGGCTATTACAATATCACTTCCTCCGGCAGATGTTCCTATTCTTACCCCTCCAGTAACTGCGTTTGCAGTTTTGTTATATATAGTTATGCTTTCAATGGAACAACCTGTAGGAATGATAAAAGTTCCGTTAGATGCAAATATATTTTTCTCAATATAAGAACGAGTTGGATAAACCATCTTAGCTCCTGAAATCATATAGCAATCTATCATTTTAGGTTGCGTTCCAGTTAATGTAAATGTAGTTGGACTTGTGTGAAAAATACAGTTTGAGAAAGATGTTGGACTATTAGTAATAGTTAAAGTGTATGTTTGCAATGAAAAAGAACATCCTTCAAAAAGACTATTTCCTGTACCTGTCAAAGTAATCCCTCCTGAGAAAAAATTACAACCACTATATATCTGAACTATAGTATTTGAAGCTGATAAATTAATTGTATTATGGTTTATTTTAACCCCAGAAACAGGAGCGTGTGCATTATTTGAACTACTCAATATTTGCAATCCAGTTCCGCAGTTAGTTATTTGACTACCAATCAATCCATTATTTCCACCTGCTAATGACACACCTATTGTACAATTTTGCACACTACAATTCACTATATCGCTATATTCAGCCCTTGTACTTAGATTAATCCCATAATTACATCCGCTAAAAATACAAGAATTTATCCTATAAATTCCCTCGTGATTTTGCCCTGCTGAACTTCCAAATATATTAATACCATAAATACCCGCACCGCCTAAATTATTAAATCTACACTCTGAAATTATATTATTCAAATAATATAAAGTAAACCCAGCGTTACCAACCGCACTTATACCAAACTGAGAAGTTCCAGTGCTATTTCCTAAAAAAGAAATATTTGATATACTATTATCTCTTCCAACAATTGAAAAAATACTTATATCTGAAGTAGTTGATATTATAGATAAAGCGCCTCCACCAATTACAGAAACATTACCATTCAAAGAGATAGCTGAATTAACCCTATAATTTTTAGACCCAAATATAACCATATACCCGCTATCTACAGCTAATTGAATCGCTGCCGAATCATCAGTTGATCCGTTTCCAATCGCTCCATAATCTTCTGGAGTTACGAAGGGAACAGATACCGTACTGTTTCCACTTTGCTTTTGAGATAAAGTTTTTTTCTTGCTAAAAACCGTCATTATCCGTAATATTCTATTGTTAATACACAAAACAACGCGTCTGTAGCTATTGCTTTGAAGTTAATTACATTCTCGTTATTGTTAATCTCGAATAAATCCCCGTCACCCATCCACATACCTTTTGTAGCAGCCACAGGTGTTTCACCTAAAGCTTGAGTGTATCTTAATAAATAAGTAGCATCTGTTGGAGTTCCAATTTTCTTAACCTTAATAATAACTCCACCAACATCAGCAGAACTAATACCTGTAAAAGGCAAAGCTTGAGCTGTGGCAGATAAAGTTAAGTTCTCAGTTAATAAACAAACTCTATCAGATAATTTTTGATTAGTTATGCCTATCGCTCTTTCTATATTTTTTTCCATTGCATTAAGTTTTATGGTAGTAAAAATAAATAAAAAAAGGGTAAGTTTTTAAGCCTACCCTTTTTAATATAATTAATTTAAAGATTACGCAATGAATCTATCTGTATTTACAGCTAACATCTCATCAATTAATCCTACCGAAGCAGTACCAGTGATTTGAGTTGTTTGGAAGAAAGGTACTAATACCGTTCCAGCAGGGAATACTAATGGAGTAGTTCCAGCAGAATATACAGGAAACTCTACACCATCTACATAACAAGTAACAGCTCCACTAGCAGCAACTTTAACCATATAAACTGAACGAACTGAGTTAACAGCGCTTACAGTAGATGAAGTAGTAGTTACAGTAGCAGCGCCACCTAAAATACCATTAGTAGATACTTTACCAGATGTATCAGTAGTACCAATAGTTACTAAGTCATTATAGTTATTGTAATCTAATTGGAAAGCTTCTTTCTTACGGAAACCGAAGTAAGTATTAGCTCCTGTTACAGCAGTCATAGTGAATCCAAATACAGCCATAAAAGCAGATTTGCCAACTACAAACTCTTGTTCGTTATTAGCTAATAAACTTGGAGAATACTGAGCGCCATCACCTGTAGTTACATCTTGGTCAGTTAATAAACCAGTAGCTCCAATAGAAGGAGATACGATAGTTTGCGTACCAATATTAACATGATTCAATAATCCATAAGGAGTTAAGAATTTGTTAGTAACAGAAGTAGTTGTAGCTGGAGCAGCTCCTAATAAACCTTGGATAATAAAGTTTTTATCAAAGAACTCTTGTACAAACTGAGCATCTTTAGAATAGAAGTTACCTGCTAATTTGTGCATTTTACGCTCAAAAGCAATATATCCAGCTAAGTTAGCTGTAGATGTACCTGTACCATTATCTACCCAAACTTGTTGGTAACGCATAGCTAATCCACCGTTTGCTTCACCAATGTTAGGTAAAGTAACATCTGCTAAATAAGCGATATTAAACATATTGTATTTTTGACCAGATACAGCGATTGCACCAGAAATAGTTTTAGGGTAATCAATTTCACCTGCAATTAAGTGACCTGTTACTAAATCATAAACAGCAGCACTGTTAGCTAAGTTAGCACCAACACCAACAGAATATACTGCGCGAGTAGTTAATGTAACATTTGCAGCAACAAATCCACTTCCATCTTCATTAGTATCAACAGCTACTCTTGTAGCACCTAAACGATTAGTCATACCTTGACGGTTGTAAGGATAGTATCCAGCGTCATCAGTAATCGTAAATCCAGCACCTAAAGTTAAAGTTGCAGCAACTACATAATTAGATGTAATAGCATTGATTTTAGCGATAATTTGTAAAGCAATGTATTCTCTACGTAAAGCATCAGTAGCTCCTTCTGTAGCTAATGTAGCAGATGTAGTGTAAGAATAAGGAACTAAAAGCTCTTGCTTACCATTTACTTTACGGTTATTGTCACCTATCAACACTGTGTACTTAGTACTTGCTGTTGGAGTGGTCGGAACCGCTACTGTTACTACTTGCTGAACTTCAGCGCGATAATTGATTTGAGAGAAATCAACAACTCTTGTTTGTTTGACAGCATCTAATCCAGGGATCTGAATTAAACCACCAACGCATTGCACATCTGAGCTTGCAGATGTATTAAGCAATACCATTTTGTTAAATCTTGACATGGTTTATTATTTTTTTTATTTGGTTTATATAGTGTAAATGTATAGTTTATTTTAATACAAATTTAACGAGTCTCTTTTTCAGAAAATGCAGAAGCTTCATAGTCTTTATTCACTCCTAATAGTATCTCGGCAGCCATTTTAGCTATTTCATCATGGCATTTCTCTGGCAATTCGCATGGAGTTGTATTAGCTGTTAATATCACTTGACCACTTGTTAAGTTGGTATTAGCAGATGTAAACTGAGTTCCTTCTGCATAAGTAATACCGTTGTGAACACTGTCTTGAGTAGCTATATAACTAGTAGCATTTGATAAAACACCTGTTCCAGCATCTATTAACTGGCTATCTAGTCCCATATTAAACTCTGCCGGCTGCTTAATGTAATCTAATTTAACTGTTGTAACAGTTCCGCCGATACCTCTGTAAACCGTCAATCCAGTAGCATCTTCTAAATAATAAGGTTTTTTATTATTAGGTTTTCTAAAAGAACATTCTAATAAAGCTCCTTTCTCACCATAAGTAGTTGGCCTTGCGTAAGTAGTATTACCTGCAATAGTCAAAGTCAACGCTGCAAATGTTTGGTAATCTGTAGGAAAGTTTATGTGTTCTTCTGTAACAATATCATTAATAGTACCTACTGCCGTTACGCCTGTTGCACTTTTCTTTAACAAAGTATATAACTCATCTCTAAACTTTTGAATCCTATCTATACCATTTAATTCATTTTGTTTAGCTGTATCAGTAATACTATCAATTTTCTTCATTATAGCATCGTTAACAGCTTTGTTAATCTCTATATTAAAGTATCTCTCAGAGTACGTTCTATTAGTATAAAACGTAACAGCGTAAAACATTTGTATTGCATTCATGTCGTTTATTTTGACTTAAAAGTAAATAAAAAAAGGGCAAGTTTTTAAGCTTACCCTTTCTCGTTTTTTTGTTTAGTGGTTATTTCTGTTCTACTTCTTCTAATTTCTTAGTTAAAGATTCTTTAGTCCACGTAGTTAAATGAGTTCCTTTTACGCCAACAGCTTTAGCTCTAGCTCTTAATGAAACCATTTCTTCATCATCTACTTTCTTGTCTCCACCGAAAGGCGCTACATAATCAGCAGGATTGAACTCTTTTTCTTCAACTTCTTCAACAATCTCTTCGCGAGTAGGCTCAACAATAGCTAATGAACGATTTGATTCAGCGTCAATTTCTTTACACTTTAAATCAATAGTTGTAGCTGTATTGTTATTATCTACTAAATACTTAATAGCAGCTTCTTTACTGTGTCCGATAGGTTGTCCACCATATAAATACTCTTGCATAGCTGTTTTAGTGATTACACCTAAAGATACCGCTTTGTTAAAAATAGATACATAAGGTCTGTTTGGATCTTTGTAAGATGAAACAAATTCTTTAGGATTTAAGTTCATTACTCTATGAACCTCTGCCTCTAGCATATTAGGATTAGTATTAGCTGCAATGTTTACACCAATCATTAAAGCTACTTCTTTCATCCCTTCTCTGTCTAAACCAAAGATAATGTCTTCAGCTTGTCTTCTAAATGAAATCTCTTTAATCTTGTTCTCGGCAACTTTAGCTTTATCATAAACTTTGTACGATGGTTTACCTACTAAATTAGGACTTCCTTCGCAGAAAGTACTATTCTTAATACACGCAGCCCACATAGCTTGTTGTTTAATTGATAAATCTAAAACCATACTACCTCTTACGATAATAGTTTCATGTCTCCATTCTTTAGTCTCTGGGTCTATCTCCACAGGTATTCCCCATGTACAGCCCGTAGCTTTATCGAATACTGTTTTAAATCTAATTTCGTTCTCGTGTTTAAAGCTGCCGGCTATTCCTTTGGCACTCTTTAATGGCTCGAACTCCATTATTCCTTCTTGTTTACACCACTTAGTATTATCTAAGTTAATGTAGTTTCTTGGTACTTGATTTCCATCTAATACCTCAATGTAATCGTGTCCTTTCACAAGCTTCTCGCTTACTACCTTCTTGGACGCTGAACTGAAAATACTCATTTCTTTGTTTTTAAATTGTTTCGGTAAATATAAAGTATTTTGTTGCAAGTTTGAAACAAAATGTAACCTTTTTAGATTAGTGTAGTATAAGTCTATTATTAACCAATAAAAAATATAAAAAAATGAAATTAGAATCAAAATTTGACATCAACAATTTAGTTCAGCACAAATTCGATAATCGAGATAGTGATACTATAACTTGCCTAGAAATTATGGAAGTTAGAACTGAGACTTGTTACGCTGGAACTCAAGTTTTTTACCACACAAGAAACATTGTTGCTATGAAAAAATACAAGCATGATTATAAGAAAGAAGGTGAATTTATCTGGGAAATTGGACATAGCATAGATAAATATGGAAATAAAAATATTTCATGGGAGAAATACAGAGAAGATGAATTAATAGCTTGTAGCCAAGAAAATATAGATATTATATTATGTAAATAAAACTAAAAATCCCCTAACAAATTAATGCTAGGGGATTTTATTATAATATTAATCAATATTAAGCTGTTGGCTTTAAGATAATCCAAGAGCGTGTATTGTAGATAGCTAACATATCTTGTTTTAACATAGCGTATGTATGAGCGTCTTTTTGAGTTACTACTTGTCCTGGTAATCCAGTCATACCATTTAACTCAGCCATTACATCAGAACGGTCTCCACCGTAAGCTCCTTTAGCAATGATTTCCATGTTAGGTACATTCTTAGTTCCAATGTCACCACCGAAATAAGTACTTCCCATTAATGATTTACCGTCACGACCTAAAGCCTGGAATGTTAATTGGTCATCTAAAATAGGGTGAACGATACAAGTCATAGAACTACCACCAAAATTAATTTTAGTAAAGTTAAATCCTACTTCTACATCTTCTCCACCTTTTACAGATTGGAATAATTGACCATTGTTAGCTGTAATGATACGTCTTGCTTTCTTTTGGAAGTTAAACCAACCTGGAGTACCTGTGAAGAATACTAAGTTAACTTTACTATCAACAGAATCAGTTTTTTGAATCATTAACTCAAACGCGTCAATAATATCATCTTCAGTAACCTCACCGTTAACACCAGAACCCATAATCTGATTACCACCAGAAATTTGTTCTACTAAACCGTCACCTGCTGTAATACCGTTTCCAGTATCAGAGTCGATAATATCAGAAACTACTTTACGTGTTCCATCAGGGTTTTTCATAGAAGAGATACCGAAGATTTTAGCAAACTCATTCTCTAAAGAGAATACTGCTTCTGCTTGACGTAATGCTTCGTATTTCCAACCTTTAGCTGGACCATTAGCGCCCATCATCTCATACCATACAACATCATTCGCTGCGTCACCTGTAATAGATACAGTTTTACGTTGAATAGTCATATCTAAGATAAACTTGTCTGGGAATACGCTACGAGAATAACCTCTTTCAGAAGCTTCGCCATAGTTAGTGTGCATTGCACGTACAGTAATAGTTCCAGTTGAATTTGCTGCTGCATGAGTAGCATATACAAACACTTCACCTTGTACGTTTTTGAATGAATATAACCATCCTGCTGCTACTTGAGTAGGCTCAACAGTAACTAATGCTTGGTAATAACTTGCGTTACCAAATACTGCTGTTTGTCCTTTGTAAAGTTTTCTGTCAGCCATGATTAATTGGAATGAACCATCTGCGTTAGAAGAACCTTGTTGAGCTACTACTACAGAGCTTAACAATAAACTACCCATAATACCAAATTGAATAGAAGAATTACCTACTACATCACCTTTACGTGGTTTAGCAAATTTCTCTGGTACATTCAAATTAATACCATAGTCGTTTAAAGCGCCTGATGTTAATAATGTTGTTAATTGACGTCTATCTACCTTTTGCATTAAAGGTTTAACAAACGGTTTTAATACTTGATTTTTAATCAAGTCTGTTTCTGCTGTACAGTCGCTACCGAAAGTACCGTTGACAATTCTTGCTTGTCCTGGATTTAATGATCCCATAATTGTTTATTTTTTTAAGGTTTAAGTTTTTAAGTTTACGCCTTCAAAAAAGATTTACATACCAAAATCGGCTGCTGTTAAGTTGTCTAAATTTCCGTCTCCTGTTTTTGTTGCTAATTGTGACCCTGCTCCTCCAGTTGTTACCGGTGGTGTGTTATGCAGTTTTTTTGCTTGCTCCAACTTACCTTTATTAAAACTCTCGGTTTCAATATTTTTAGTGATTTGTTGTCCTAGCTTTTTATATGCGATAAACTCAGCTATTGCCTGTGGGTCTTTCAGTAATTGGTCGTACTCTCCTTTACTATAGTTAACCCCAAGCTGTTTTCTAATATCCTCTGGAATAGTTTTACCCATAAGTGATGACATATCATTCATCGCTTTTGTTACAGATGCAACCTCTTCATTCCTTTGTGATGTTAAAAAATTATCCTTGTTTGCCTTATATTTCTCAATAATTTGATTACGTTCTTCATCAATATTTGCTTTAACAGCATCTAATTCTAAACGTATTCTTGTTGCCTCGTGTGAAACTTGTCCACTTTCAACAGCCTTTTCAACTTCTGCATCAATCCACTCTGGCGCTGCTTTACTATAACGAGCTAATAAGTCTTCTCTGTATAATGCTGTGTCATCTAAAGATAAGAACTTTGCAATGTTTTCTAAAGGAGCGTTTATCTCTTCGAAAGATAAACCTGCTTTATTAAGTTCGATTTGCATTCTAATCTTAGGGTCAACATCCGTCAAATACTCTTCAACTTTTTTAGTTTGAATAGCCTCTAACTTCTCAACGTAAGGTTTGATTATAGCCTCATCGTAAGCCTCTACAGAATCTTCTGTAATTTCTAATCCTTTAGCTTTCGCAACCGCTAACCAAGAACCTTCTTCTGGTTCGGTAGTTTCTAAAGTTAATTCTAAAGGCTTAACACCTTCTAAAACTAATTCCTCTTCTTTCTTCTCCTCAACCTTTACCTCTTCAACTACTGGTTTTTTCTCTTCTTCTAATTTAATTTCAGCAGGAGCATCAGCATCAATAGGTTCTTCTTTCTTTACTTCTTCTACTTTAGGTTGTTCTGGTATGATTCCTGCGTATTCTGGAAAATCTGCCGAAGACAACGCATCTAAATTTGGCTTGGCTACAATCGCAGCCTCTCGCTGGATATTTTCTGTAGCTGTGTTAGTTTCTATCATTGTTTGTATTTTTGTTCAAATATATTAAATTAATTCATTGTTTAGATTTTCAGACTCAATTTTATGTTGATTAACAATAACCTGGTCAGACATCTTACTTTGATTCACGCGAATATCAGTATCGCCTTGTAATATAATATTATCCTTCTCGTTTAATTGACGGTCCTCACGATCCGCATTAGCGATTTCTATTTGAGTAGCTAATTGAGCTTGCTGCATTTGTTGTTGGTTTTGGATATTAGCTTGCTGTGCCTGGCCTTCAAGTTCTTTAATCTTAGCCCAAGAGTTTTCTAATACAGCTTTTTGCTCTGCAAAAGTTTCTGATAACATGAATTTCAAAGCATCTTCTGGACGCATTTCTTTAGCATTTAAAGAAGCTTCCATTAAACCTTGCATAAACTGTCTTACTTGAGCATATTTTCCACCATCTTGTATATGAACTCCATAATCTCTATAACCTAATTCTTGAGTAACCTGTAAATATTTCCATTTACCAGCTCCTAAAATTTGCTCTGCTTTCTCTATCTTAAAGAAAGCCCAAGTTATTTTAGCACTCTCAACTACTTTAGTTAATACTTTCTTGATGTATAAATTGAATCCGTAATCGAATGCCGCAGTTATAGTACGAGAACTTTGAATAGCCGAACTGTTATTAGCCGCAGTTTCACTCGCTTGTATTTGTCCACTTCTATTCTCATTAATACCAGTTACATTATTCATCATATCTAAAATAACAGATGCCTGGTTAACTAATGCAGGAAACGAACTGCTTAATCCCAAATCAGCTTCGGTAATCATGTTATTTAAACTAACATCTCTACCGTGCATATTACCACTTGCCGAAGTATCATAAAATATAATACCTGCATTAAATAGCTCTGCTAATGTTTTCTCTGCTGTTGAATTTTTATGTAAAGCCGCTAAGTTGAATCCTAATGCCTTACCTTTTGAACGTATAATATCACTATTAATCTTATACATTACAATATCAAATTGATTAGATAAGTTCTCTAATTCATTCATTAAAGATATTCTTATTCCATCAACTGTTTGGCAAAGGAAGCCAGTATAAGAACTTGCTGTAATTCTACTTGGGTCATCCACGCTTCTCATTTGGAATAAAGAAGGTCGGCACTCTACATCTAATTCTCTTAATCCACCAATACGAGTCATCTCCCAAAGTACTTCTTTATACTTTACTATAATCTCATATTTACCTTTAGCTACTTGCTGATCATGCCATTCTTTTTTACTTTCGTAGTCTTTAGTATCTAATTCTTTGATAATGTAATCTGTCTCGCTAAACTGCATTTGAGTAGCAGTCTTAGGCATCTTCTTGAAGTAAACTGGAGATACCGATTTCCATTCAATGTGCATTTCTTGAACAAATAATGTTCCGTTATTCATTCGCATACCACCATTAGAACTTTTATAATATTCCATTGGTGTAGCGCCTATATTTTTAAGTAACGCTAATTGCTTAGTATTAAACTTATATCTTTTTAAAATCTCATGTAAAGGCTTATAAGGCGCTGCTCCCAAAATAGGACTTCTCTCTAAAAATATATCACCTTTTACTTGTTCGAATATTGCTTCTCTTGGGTCATAACTAATAAATTTAGTTTCACCTTGCTCATTTCTTTCTACTTTACTGAAACAGAATGATGTAATATGTCCATTTAAGTTATCTTGAGAAAGCTTTATCTTAATATCATCGTCAATTATTTGCTCATCTAAAATGATTTGCATTATATCTTCATTCTTATCTTTAGGAGACATTTTCTCCCATAATGGGTCTTCTTCGCTATCCGGAATAGGTGCGCCTTCCATTACATCAACTCCTACCTTTTCTTTCAAGTGCATCAACTCTGCTTTCGCTGCCATAGCTCCTAAATATAAATCTGCTTGAGCCATTTTTTCTGACTTAGCATCTCTATTTGTAGTTTCTACTGTAGCCGCCAGAGGTGAAGCTAAAAATTCACCTAATCTTAATTTAATCTTAGGCGCGTGAACTCTATATGAAATGTATTTCGCTAAATTATCTTTACCGTAAGTTTTAGTAAGGTAATCCATGCTATTAGGAGCTTTAACTCCATTCCAAGACATGAAATCAGAGTTCATTTTCTCTCTGTCAGCATTACTTGAACGTAAAATAGCTTGTGCGTAATCTCCGTGTAAAGAACACCACTCAGGTGTTTTTTCTATATCCGGGAGCTGTTGATTTGGAAATTCCATGTGTATAAGAATGTTTTATCAAAAATAGTAATTAATAATGTACTATCTACCAAAACCACTAAAATCCTTTTCTGGGTTAATAGGTCGTTCAAAATCATTCTCAGGAACTAATATACCTTTAGAATTATACTTCCAACCTCCTAATACAAATGGATTTTTTTCGTTAGTAATTGTATTTTCTCTTGCGGATATAGCCATACTTACATCTTGCATCAAGGCAATGCCTATAGCATCAGCCAAGTCATTATCACTTCCTTCTTCAACTTCATCGAAGTTTCCTAATTGCAAAATAACTTCATCGAACCAAACACTATCTATCCAGTCTTCAATCCAACTTTGCATAATACCAACCATCATTGGTCTACTTGTCTTATTTAATGAAACCCAATACTCATGTGTTTGAGTAGTATTCTCTGCTTCAAATTTCTGTGGTCTATTAGCTAAATAGATAGCGCATCCTGCATCTTTAAACCATTGTATAATACCAGAGCTACCAGCTTTATCTCCTAATACATTATGTTTTAAATCATAATACACTGCAAGCTTCAAACACATATCAAAGAATATTTCTTTACGTTTAGGTCGGCAACATATAGTAGCCACTGGAGCCATTTGCAAACTACCTTGAGTAGTGTTTTTTCTTATAAGCACAGCCATGGCTCCTAAAGATTTAGAAGACTTTGCTTCATCCTGATCGTAAGGGTCAATTCCGGCACAATACAAATGCTGATGAGTATTAGTTGGATGGTATCCGTCTAATATCAATACACACTCGTCTTCATAAGAACCATCTTTAATAGGAACTGCTTTTACTTTTCTTGGATAAACCAACGCACCCTTATCATCAGTAACCCATTCTAATTTATATTTAGAATACTTGTTTGGATTAACAGCTATCTTTTCCGCTTGAGCATTAAGTTTTTGAATATTAAATTTATTACTAAACATTCTCATAAATATCTCACTTTGAGATATAGGATTATTCTGCAAGTGTTCTAAGTAAGCTTTTAATTCTCCTTTTTTAAGTATTTCACGCTCTTCTAAAATATCTTTCAATGCCGCTTCCCTATCTTCGCATCCTATTAATTGGTAAGGTTTATAAATCTTAGATAAGTTTGGCGTTACTCCAATAACTTTGCCGTTACGTGTAGCTCCACCGTAATAAGGTTTCTTAAATCTATCTCCAGTAATGGTAAATATTACAGCATTAAAGTCTTTTAGATTTTCGCATACAAATTTAAAATCTCGTGAACCTTTATTAATATTACCTCCAGTTCCAAATATGTACATTACACCTACTTGCAATCCACTATCCGTTAAACAATCCTTTGTTGCATTGTAGAATAATTTAAACTCATCAAACTCTCCAGCCTCCTCACAAATAACTTCATTTAGATAGGTTCCTTTAAAAATATTCGGGTTGTTGTGGGCGGTCCTTATGTATATTTCTGTTTTAAGTCCTTTCTTAACAGTTTTACCTTGTTCTAATACTTCGTATCCAGAAGTTATCTCATCAGAGTTTTTAGTAAGATTGTTTACTTTAAACTCAGGGACCAACAAGGATTCTGATATATCTAGCTTTTTAACAAAGTCATCCGCGTAAGTTTTCTTTCCTGCTGCAATTCCAGCGTGGTATGCTGGCAAAAATCTATAACCATGATCAACTCTTTTCTGAAAGAACTCAGATACTCCAGCTCTACGTTTCTTCGGCACAACTAGATTAAGATTATTTGCTTTACAAAACTCTGCTATATAACATAGTTGTAAGTGCATATCACAAAAATCAGGAGATATTACGCCATTAACGGTAGCCATTGAATTAAAATTCATGTAATAATAAAACATACCTGGCAAAAATATTCCACCGGTATTGTACCCATTAATACATCTATATAATTGCTCTTGCCAATATTGTTCGTACTCTGGGGTTCCTATAAATTTAGGATTCTTTATGCCGTCAGCGTAATCAGGTATGCCATTTACAACTACTGGATTCGGACAAAATCCTTTGCCCTTAATGTATGGAGGCTGTGGTATCGGTAAGTCTTCAGCTTTTCTTCCTGCAAATTTCATAATTACTGTCTTTTAGAGGTTACTGCTAAATACATCTTTTCATTCTGTTGCATCTTTTCCAAGAAACTTAATCTAGTGGCACCTTTTAGTTCACCGTCCATTAACTTCTCTTCTGCAATTTCACTTTCTATGGCCCTGATAGCTTTTCTAAACTTATCAATACTATCCATGTTATTCTTTATGCCAGTAGCAGAGTTATCGGCTTCTAATAACTTTAATAAGTCATCAATCTTCTTATTGTACATCTCTACAAGTTCAATATTTCTATTGTACTGTAAAGCTTTATATTTCTCAATAGCTATTTGAAGTCTTTTGGGCCGCTTTGCCTCGTCAAGTATTTCAGGTTTATTATCTTGCCATACGTGCCATATAGCTTTAGAAACCCTTGCCTTTCTGGAAACTGTCTGAATATAGAATTGTAATCGTAAGCTAATATGACGAATAAAAACTCGTCTTTACTTAGAAGCCCTAGCTCTGGACTCAACTTAACTACATCTGGATGAAGTAGTATATTGTTTTTTAAGTCAGCATAAAATAAATAACTCATAATAAAATTGTCTTTACGCAAAAAAGCGAAGGAAATACATCTCGTATCCTTCGCTAAATTAGTAATTTTATTCTAAAGTTCTACTTAAACATCTTTTTATGGTGCTTCATGTATTGCTTATAGTAGGCAGGTGTATCTGAGTACATATTGTTTATTTGTTTCTGTATCTCAGCTCTCTCTTGAGTTAACTGTACTATCCATACGATACATCCACAGATTAGTATAGTAAAAAATGTAGTTATTATAGTGAATTTCATTTTTTAATCAATACTTTATTGTAAAACAAATTAAATACTCCATTCCATATAAACCCAAGAACTATCATTAATACAGATACGTCAAGTCCGATAATCCAAATAGATGTTTCTGGAATCAACTGAACTCCTACTACAAATATACAGCAGTTAGATGTAGCCTGGCAAATAATCATAGAACTCTTTGATAAGTGCCACGCGTCACATTTATACTTAGTGTTCGGTATAATATAAGAGTGATCCGATAATGCCGGATTATAAAACTGCCTATCATACTTCTTATCATTGAAGATAGATGTATAGTAGTGATGTGCAAGCGTATCCATCACGGCATTAAAGAACGCTGCCAATGCCCAAAAGAACATACTTAGGAAAATAAACAATACCACTACCATTTGAACAAAGCTTTAATAGCTGGAATAACTCCTTCTATTTGTTTATACTCTCCCCAAACTTGTACGTTTATAAGGAACGTTAGAATAGTGCTAAAAAAAGCTACGCTAATACTCAACCATAGATTAAAGTTAATAGCATTAACTACTACGTTAATTACCACGCAAAAGAACATTACTAATTGAATAGTAGTCATTTTGCTAGGATTTTCTTTTAGGTATTTGATATAATTTTTCATGTTTTTAGTTTTTAAAATATTTCGTTATCATCAGATTCATAAACAGCATTCTCAGTCTTATCAAGCATATCTTTTATATCATCCTTGTAGTAATCTAAGAATAACTTAATATCATTCTTTAGGTAATTAACTGGAACCACTTGATTAGTAAAACTTACTACTCTTCCTTTATCAGTTACAGGAGTGATTAAGTCTATAAACAATCTCTCGCATTTACGTCCAGTTAATTCCTCAAATAAGTAAGAGTAAAAAGACAACTGTAAGCTAATTTTAGTGTACTTATTCGCCGGTAAATGACTCAACGGTTCATTCAACCATTTATCACTTCCACTGATTGTAAATAAACTATCGAAACCTTTTTCAAATGCCTTAAAATCTGATAGCTGAAATCTACTATCCTTGCGATTAGATACTATACTCATCTTATCCCAACTACCAGCTACCATATATTCCTTAGAATAAACTACACCTTGCTCGTAAGTTGAATTAAAATCTTTATACTTTTCTAATACCACAGGAAGTAACTCGCGCAAATCTTCATCAGTTTCTAATACAGTAGCCGTTTGAGCGTATCTTTCTAAAGCGTTATCTATACGAGTACCGCTATCAGTTTGCGCTTGCCACATAGCCAAAACATCTTCTTTTGACTTGTCTTTATACATACCAGCTATTTTATTAGCATCAAACTTCTTTACAAGCTTGCCGTATAGTGCCGAAAATGAGATGTATTGATTACCTTTACTATCAAAGTATTTATGCTGTATAGGCTCTAAATACACCTCATTAGGAAATAGATTATGAATCATATTTATTTTTTAACTTTAACTGGTTCCGCTATTTTCAACTCTAAAACTTGTTCTTGAGAAATGCTATCAATTTCTAAAGAGTCTTTAGATTCGTTTGCTACATTTAAGAACTCAATTTCTTCTTTCTCCGCTTCATCAAATACAATCTCTGACGAAGAGTTGATGGAGAGTTTTGTTAAGCAC